CCCATAAAATGTAAGTTAAAACACCTATCGCTATAAGCAGTAAAACAAATATGACATGGTAAACAAACGGTAATTTATAATCCCCAAAACAAATTGTGCAACATTTTCAAATCAAATTGTACACAATTTCATTGGTCTTTAACCGGCATTTTAACCGGCATTTAATTACCACCTCCCCCAGCAAGTGTCAGAAGACCATTGCATCACTTCAACTTGAGGAATAGTGTTTGTTGTTGTAAAATCGTGTGTGAAGAACAGCAATAAGAATAACAGAAGCAATGCCGCTGCTATCATTGCTATTATTCTGTTGTCAGAATGTTGTATTGTTGCTTCCATGTTATCTTAGACTTTGTGGTGTGAAATTGTCAGTATATCGTACAATATTTGATAAACGTATTTCCTCCATGTAACCTCGGAAATATCTTGACAGATTCCCGTAATTGATGTTGCCAAATTGAATCAGACCATTAGCCATGTGCATAATGTTTGTGCTTGATAGGAAATATCCACTGGTCACTTTTTGACCATTAAGATAAAAATAATTATGCCCATTATCATTACCAACTATTGCTACATGATTCCAACTTGTACTAAGTATTACGGAGCCGTTACTCATATAGCTTCCTATGGCTTGCCATGATGCTGCACCATTCATAAGAACATAAGTTCCATCCCTATTGTCACTTGCATCAAAATACATTGTGGAATGATTGCAAAAATCAGCAACACATTTATATTGCTTTGATGTGTTATCAAGTTTTAACCACATTTCCAATGTAAATTTACCATCTGTTATCTTTCTATCCCCGATGTTGGTGTTTAATTTAGCATTGCCACCAAAATAGAATGACTTATTATACTTGCAAGTATCAGACAATATAACGTTTGTATTTGTAACACTATGGTTATATATGGAATGGTCAACAAAGTCGTCTCCTGTCAGAAGCAGTAGTGTATGTTCGTCAGGACCTGTCTGAGATATTTTGTCGTGTTCTCGTTTCATCTTATACGTGCTGATATAATTTAAAATCACTTAAATATCCAATAAAACGCCTACTATTGTTATATCTTGCATTCGTTCCTATTTGGACATATTCATAAGATATTTCAGATGGTGTTATTATTGGACAAGTGTCAGTGTTATGATATATGGTTCCATTAGAAGTATCTTCAACTGTAACATCAACAGTATTCTGATAGTTGCTTATCACAACATGATACTCTGTATTATAAAACAAATCAGATTTGTTTATTGCAAGGCCTTTAACACAATCATTTGTATTTTGAGAACCATAACCTACTCCAAATCCAATCTGTGTACCCCAAGAACTTCCAATTTTAATTCCTTTATATCTTGAAGGATTATCAAAACCATCTAAAGCCATACCATGATTTATATTATTTATTATGATAAAATCCAGTGTTATAAGAAAGTTGTTGATATATGAAGACTGTACTGGATTTGTAAGCCTGATAATACCTGATGTGTTGCAGTTTAAATATGTTTTTCCATTTACCGTAATGTAATAATCACTACCACTAATTAGAGAACAATTATTTCCATTGCCACTAATATCATATAGATTTCCATCAAATGGGCAATTTGATAATAAAACCCAGTCTGTGTTTTCAATTATATTATGTTCTCTTCTCATAATACTGCTATTTGTTCGTCTGTTAAAATACTATTCCACACTCTAAAATTTTTAATCCCGCCATATAAATAAGTAGAAGGTGCACCCCAAGTATTTCTTCCTAACCTGAAACTATTGCAATTGCTTTGAGACGAATTATATGACGTTGCATGTGTTACCGTAAGAGTACCATTAACGTATATTTTTATTGTTGTTCCGCTATATGTAACAGCTATTTTATTCCATTGATTGTTTGTATATGTTCCGCTTGATGTGAAACCGCTACCTTGCTTAACATAAATACGACCATTTTCACAATACGCTGCAATTAAATAACTTGCACTATTTCGTGTTAAAACCATAAATAGTGGATTGTTTGTATTGTCATATACATTAGCTTCCAAACTCACAGTAAAATCTTTAACAGGCGCTAAAATAGAATAATATAGAGCGGATGTATTTTGTGAATAAAATGGCACTTCTTGCCAAGTGCCAGTATCACCAAAATGTATATAACCGTTGCTAATAGTTGTCCCTCCATCTGGTACAGTAATGTTATTGATAATATCAACATAATCAGCTGAAAACGGACAATAAATTATTGGTGTTGGTATAACAACAGATGGTTGTTGCTGATGATTTTCTCTTCTCATAACCGCTTTATTGCTGTGTTATACAATGTATCAATAGCCTCAATGTTACTTGCTGCCTCAATACGAGGTTTGTATGTGTCATATATTGTAATAGCGTGTGTTGATTCATCCATAAAAGTTTTCATTACAGCTCTTGCTTGAGCAGCAGTATAATATTTGTCACCTGGATACGCAATTGAAGTGCCTGCTAAACAAGCATTAGCCATTGCATACTCAAGATTTGTAACACTAATTGAATTATAACAAGCATCATGAAGTTCTCTGACTTTCTGTGCCGCATATTCACTCACATCAGGAGTAGGAGGTACATAAGGAGGGGTTAATTGGCAGTTGACGACCTCCTGTACTGTCGCATTAGGGTTGGCACGGTAAAAATCAAGCTGTTCAGGTGTCAGCTCTACAAACCAGCTTCCATACATAGGGGTGATAAACCTTTCTATTTTTACGCCTCTCACAAAATAATAATAGTATGTCATGATTGCAATGCTTTTAAGGTTCCACTTACGGTTATATCCGCTTCAGACGCATCTGCGGTAATGCCAATCTCAACATATTTACCCGCACCTACCGTTATTGCGTCGTCGGGAACAATTTTAGTGTTTACAGCAGTGTTATTATACGTTATTGTCCCGATAGCAATTGTTATGTCAGATGCTGATGAGTTATAAATGCGCAGATAATTACATCCTTTGTTCATGATCGAAAAATTCAGCGTTGCACCAACCGTCATTGTCATCCTTTTGTAACACTGCTGATTGGCTTCAAAACTGATATTAGTTGTATTGGTTGTCAGCGTCGAGAACGTCAAGTCGTAGTTTGATAATCCGCCACTTCCTGCCGGGCCTTGAGGACCAATCAGCGATGCAAGAAAATCGGCCTCTGTTCCGCTATTGCCAGCATCAAGCCATATTTGGTAGGCTGACTTGCCATTGCTTCCATTTGCACCGGCAGGACCTTGTGGCCCAGTATCACCTGCCGTGCCTTGTGGTCCTTGCGGACCAGTCGCGCCAGTATCACCCTTTGGACCTTGCGGTCCTGTCGCTCCTGTATCGCCTTTGGGGCCTTGTTCACCTGTATCTCCTTTGTCACCCTTTTCTCCTTTTGGCCCCTGTGGACCAGTCTCACCCTGCGGACCAGTATCTCCTGTATCTCCTTTAGGACCTCTTAGCGATTCACGTTGTTCGGCGGTCAAGTCCTCAAAAGTCATTGTGCCATCGGCACCTTTAGGACCTTGCGGTCCCTGAGGACCTGTTTCGCCAGTATCACCTTTTGGTCCCTGCGAGCCGGTTGCACCTGTATCGCCTTTTGGCCCCTGTGGACCGGTCGCACCTGTGTCTCCTTTGTCTCCTTTCGGTCCGATTTCGCCAGTCTCTCCTTTGTCACCTTTTTCGCCTTTGTCTCCTTTGGGACCCTGCATGACTGATGCGAAGGAAACCATCGCTTCCCGCACCACTTCACTGTCGCCCTCCCCGACACGCACAGGGGGTTGTGTAATAACTACGGTCGCTTTCATTCTTGTTCTATTTCATTAACAATTGCAGCTTTTTTAAAAACCATTTCAATGGGTTTGTCACCAATGTTCACGTATGATGTGTCTCCCGGACTTTTTACCATTATGTCAAGATAATACTTTCCGACTAAAGTTCTGGTCGTTTTATGCGGTATTTCAGCCTGATAAGCATTGTTTCCGAGGCTTGTAATGCCATTACCGCTCTTCGCCCTCCATACGACTTTGTCGTAGGTGTCCGCTACTGTCACAACGAGTTCTTTATCTTCAATACTCTCATCAAAAGTGATTAGTATTGGCGTGCTATTTCCTTGTCTCGATCTCATGATTCATCAAATTATAATCCAACAATTTTCTCCCCAATATTCAGGCAAACCGTTGTGATAAAACCAGCTTCAAGGACATTCTCGCAGCACTGTGTATCCAACTTCCCGACATCTGATGTCAATATATCCAATGTCACTGAGCTACCTGGGTCCAATGTTAATTGTGATTGTGCTATCACCACGTCTTCGCCGCCGTTGACAATTCCAATTGTAAGAGTTTCTTTGGTTCCATTGCAGATGGTGACATGCTGTTTCTGTCCGATGTGCTTTTTTAGCGAGTCAACTGTTATCTGCAATTTTGACGATTCTCCGTTGTAGATATAGACATTATTGCTATTATTATCCAGCATGACATGATTATGCCCCTCTTCCTCGTCTATACTAATCTTATCACTCTCGATAATGCCGCTATGCGTTGTGTAAATGGCAGCGCTTATGGATTTCAAAAAATCCTCCTTGTCGCCAGTGTTGCCTTGCTCGCGCCATATATCGTATGCGCTGACGCTGATGCGGATGGCGGAGCTCCACTCCCCGCTGCCGACCTTGATGCGGAGGTAAATGTCGCCGGACGAGTAGCTGTCGTGCCAGCTCGACCCGTTGGACGAATACTGTACCTGGAGAGTGGGTACGGTCACATTTGACGCTACCGAGGCCGCCAAGTCTCCTTTGCTGATGCGTATGTAGTCGCCTTTGTTGTCGTAACCGACCAGGTAATCCGTGTCGGCCAGCAGGTGTTTCAGTATAAAATCCCTGAATTTCATTTTTCTATTATTTATGCCGTTATTGTTTCAAATTCTTCTGTGGTAACCTCCACGGTTCCGTCGTTGGTAGTGAGGACATCCTCATCCTCCTCATAGACACATGCTGGACTTGAGCCCTGTGTGCGGATATAATCCACCGCACGCTTCGCCGACACCTCCTCAGCCTCCAGTTCCATGCCGGAAACTTCAGAGGAGGCCTCTATGTCATTGTGCGACATTATGCCAAACATGCTGTCGGCATCACCGCAGTGTTCCACCGCCAAATCGGCCACCGTCTGTCTGTCGCGTCCCGTCATAGCAGTATCTCAGAGTTAACATACATTGTCCATGCTTGGCCATAAATTTCCGTTTGGGAACCAACTATGCTATCCAATGCCTCTCCCGCATAAATCTTGAGGGTAGTCCCAATCAGCATGGCACGAAGAGGACGGTATTGACTATTGTATAACAGCACTGCATTTAATGATTGTGCTCCGGAAATGCCGGCAGGAATAGAAACCTCCATTGTGTACTCTTCGCTGCTGATGGGTGTTGGATTGTTTGACACTGATGCTTCCAATTTCAGCTTCACCCTCAGCTTTCTGTCGTTTTTGCACAGTATGTTACCATAGTTTTCGTCCAGAGAAACATTGGTGTTGGCCAATTGTGCCCGGAATTGCGGTAGCAAATCGGTATATACTCCCAGCTCCAGCACGTCCCTGAGATGGTAGAACGTCCATCTCTCGTTGGCGTTGTCGGTGTTTTCAATCACCGCCCGTTCCTCGCTATATACGCCAGCAATTTCAACGCCATTGTTATCATGCACATTATGTGTGGTCTCCGTGATGGTGACTTTTGCGGATGTCAAATTAGACATTAAAACATCCGCTCTGGTTTCATATCGCACCAGTCTTCTGTTTCCTGTAGTTACCACATACAAGTATTTGTAGCCAGCAACCGACATGGCAAAACTTTCTGTTCCCAATATCACCGCCGATTTATTTGGCAGGTTCAGTTCAGCCAGCAGAACATTCACCGCCCTGGCATTGTCATATAACACTTGCAACGTTTCTGCGCATAGCGGATAACTGTCCGGCCTGCTGATGTTTAATAGTTTATCCATGATTATTCCTCCTCTTGATAATATTCGATTATGTATTTTGTGCCTGTCATTTTATACTGTTTAACCAGCTTTTCAACGGCATTTCGAAGGTCTGTGTTGCCCTCAAACGCCATGGGTATCCTCACCACAAAAGGGGCGGTTCCCCAGCTGCTGTGTGGTGTCAGCATCACACAACCTATCATTAGCGGTTGCCATTCGGCATCGGGATAGACCAGGATTGCCGGCACGGCTTCTCCGTCATTGATAAGGATGGGTCGATATGGATCAACACTGTGCAGTATGTCGTAAAATCGGTCGTTGAGCATGGCCTGCATACTGCCTACGCAGGCGTTGTATTTGAGCCGCCACAGGCAATCCCGTCTGTACATGGTAAAACGGTGATGCAATGCCTTGACCGGCTTCAGCAGCACATCTGCCAGCTCCTTCAGATTGCCTCTCAAAGAGAATGGCAGGAGCCCGATGACGAATTTCCGTATGTTGACACTGTATTTAGACATTGGCTATCATTGTTATTTCGTTATCCTCATCACCCGCGAGCTTGATATGACCCGCAACAGGTATATATCGCGCGTCATGCACAATGCGTTCGTAGTCGTAACCCGCATGGAGGGCGTATGCCTCGCCAACCTCTATGATGTCGAGTCCCGACACTGCCTGCAGGCGGTCAACCATGGTCATGGTCACGTACTCACCGTTAAAGTCGATGTCGGTCAGATACTGTCTTATCACCTCCTTCACTTTATTCAGCGCTGTCGCCTCCGTATAGATGGTGGGATCGTACCATACCGTCATTTTCAGCTTCAGCGTGTCGGCATTGCGGCTGATCACTGTCACCGGGATACCGGCAGGCTTCAGACGGCTGATATAGTACTCGAAAGCGGCTTTTTCATCCGTGTCAAGCGGTTCCAGTTCCCCGTCTCCATCCTTAGCCACTTTCAGCTTCACTCCATAGCCATAATCCTCACAGCTGGCGTGGCGGATAATCTTATGTTCGTCAGACGGGATGGCGTAGGTTCCGGTGGACTCATCCAGGCCGAAATCGGTGCCATCCTCATACTGGAAGTTCTTGGCCACATTCTCAAACCAGCCGGCATGGCCATAACGCTCAAGGCCGATGGTTGTATCGACATCCGCCATGAACCAGTCCATTGTATGTTCCAGCAGCGCAATACCGGCTGCCACCACATAGATAAGGCAGGTTTCCACACTCACTGCGCTGAATTTGTCGTTGTAATACGACACCAGTTCTGCCTCGTCGGCATCGGCGTTATAGCCCGTGAGGCCGAAGGCGGTGCGCAGTGTCTCGTTGCGTACAAACGCCACCTTCATTACATTCGCTATGTCATTTATCGTTCTGGCCATAATCTTAGTTCTTAGTCTTTATTTCCACTTCAACACCACCGTCAATCACCCGCAAGCGTTCCACCTCGATGTGGCACTGCTTGAGCTGGCTTTTTACATTGCCTGCCCAGAACGGGTCGGGTGTGCCGGCAATCATGCGCCTGGCGTTGCCGCCCAGTGTGGGGGCGTGCTTGTATTCGCCGGTGAACGCCCCAATGAGGTGCTGTGCCACCTGCGTGCGGTTGTCACCTATGGCCACATGCCCGCTGCTGATTACCATGTTCCCGTTGTCGTCAACCAGTATGCCTTTCATTTTAATTGATAATTGATAATTGACAATTGATAATTAGTGGGTTATGTTGGTGTCTTCCATGTCACTACGCTGAGTAAGTTGGAGCATATTCGTAAACCAGGTTGAGAGTGCTAATCTCAATGCTGCTCCGCCATCCTGAGATACAGGGTTCCAGCCCGATATAACTGTTTTCAGGTTATTAATATCCTGCTCTATATTATTTAGCCGACTCTTTAGATCCTCTATTTTAACCAACCCGTGGTTGTTGCCCCCGTTGAAGATGATTTTGTCGGTGACGTTAATCTCAATTTTTTCCACTTCGCTATAACCCACCACGACAAGCTGAGACAGATTTCCCGAAAGGTCAACTACCAGCACATGACTGCCAGTCTTGGGTGTGACAAGTATCTTGCTGTCTTCACCGTTCACCACGGCTCTCAGGCGCACATCGGTCAGCTTCATGTCCTCCAGTTCCACGTCACAGGTATCGCCGTTCACAGCCTTTACCTTGGCGGTGAAACAGGTGAAACTACAATTGCCGTTTGCGATTCTCTTGATTTTTTCTCTGATTTCGCTCAGTGGGTCCATTATTTTTTGTATTTTTGTCGAAAATTCCTGCTATGAAGAAGTTTCTGCTTGTTTTCGTGTTTATATGTTCTCTGTGCGTTTCTTTCGCACAGAGAGTAAGGATTGACGATTGCCAGGTTACTAAAAACTACGGTTTCCAAACCTACACTTTCACTGCTATGGGCAACGTCTATCTTGAGACAGATACGAAAGAACCCGTTGAGTTAAGGGTAAGGATTGTAACCAATCCTGGTTTTGCAGACATCTGCGTTTTTAAGACCACCGGTACTCCAAAACAATGTGGAGAATGGCGGTTTGTCAAAAACAGAAGCGAAGCAAAATTCGCCATTCGTTATGTCAAAGATGGAGAGGATTGTACTATCTGTTTCGTTTCCGACAGAAATAAAGCCGGATGGAAAAAAATCGTACACTAACCTAGTTTTCTCCCCAGTGTCACCTTTCGTTTCGCACCGTTCTGACCGAACTCTATTTCTACGCCAGTGACGTAGTAAACTCCTTCAGGTCTTTCCTTATCGCGCAGGCGGACACTTCCTCCCGCTTTTACCACTGGAACCAGCCACCCCGTCAAACTTCCCTCATATCCGCTATAGTTCCATAAATTATATTCATTTTCGGCGGCCTTCTTTAAATCATTTGTTCCTTTTGCGTTGACATATCGTTCCACCTTGCTGCCGCCACTGACACCATACTGTTGTGTGGACAATGTCCCATCAGAATCAACGTATTTCACCTCCACCATTACCTTCTTATCCGCTTTGTCCTTCCACTTCAGCTCGTTGCTCTGCACGTTCACCTGCGTGTCGTAGATAACAGTTTTATCATCTTTCAACTGCTGGTAAACCGGATGCACATGCAGCGTCTTCCCCTCGAACCAGATGTTGGCCTTGGTGTCGTCATGCACTTTCTTCAGCACATCGAGGGCCGTACTCTTGAACACCACCAGCTTCTCGTAAGTGAAGTCGTAATCGCAATCCACCTTCATTTCAGGTGACACTTGTGTCAGGATCTTCCGCAGCAGGTCTTTCAGCGATATGGCCTTGTACTCCATGTCCTCCACTGTCTTGTTCATCAAATAAAGAGCGTCCTCACATTCCAGAACCAAGGTGTTGTTGTCCCTTGAAATGCGTTTTAAATAACCCGTAAACTCTGTTTCAAGACTGTCGTCATAACCCAGCTGGATGGTCACAGCGTCACCGGCATGAATCTTGTCCTCGATTTTACGCCAGGTGTTCAGGTACTGTCCCGGCAGCTCAATGGAGGCGGTATCGCTCAGGTTCAGCACTGAGGTGTTGATTTTCACCTCCTTCAGTGTCTGCACACTGTATTTCCCTACGGTTATATGCCAGTTCAGCAGGTACATCACTCTTCGATTAACAGGTTATAGTCATAATCACTCAAGGCTTGTATTTCAAACACCTGACGGTTCAGGTGGGTATCCTGGTTCACGGTGTAACTCTGCACGATGATGCCAAAATCGCCGCCATCCAGGTCAAACAGTTTCAGAAAGTCACTCACAATGTCAATCCTTTCGGGAGTGTCGAGCAGCTTGCGCAGCCGCTCTACGCCTCTATATGGATAGGTATCATATATGCCTGTGGCGTAACCGTCGTAATCACCGTCTTCAGATGTGCTGGTTACAGCCACCGATATGGACAGGCTCAAATCGCCTTCTGTGATCATTTCCTTCACAGTGCCCTTTCCGTTGAGCACAGGTGTAGCCACAATGGTTCGCTCACGGCTCACATTCACCACGGCCTCCTTGAAATAGAAACTTTCCTCCTTGCCTCTCATCGATAGGGGAACAACCAAATCTTTACCGTACAGATCCTTTCCGGACACCAAAGGATATGGTGTAGCGTCATCGGGACGCTTTCTCAAGCCGGAAGCGTTGTATTTGGCGGCTGTCACAAAGGTAACAGGCACAAGAGGTAAGTTCGGAAGAGGTTCTATCAACATATTATTTCTTTTTTAAGCTGCGGTTTCAGCCATACCCAACACTCTTGCCATCATCTCCATCAGATAACGCTCCACATTGTCTTTGTTGTCGGCAAGGCCGCCATTGAAGTTCATTGTACCCACCATGCTGCCAAGGGTGATGTTGATCTGTTGGGCTTTGCCCGCCACAGTCCCTGCGGTGCTGCCAAGGTTTCCTTTGGCCAATTTGCCACTGCCAGTTCCCGATGACGCTCCCGGCTTACCAGGAGAAAGCACCGTTGCGGATTCTTCGGCCTTTGCCTTCGGGGCAACATAGGTCGCATTGTCCAGATTGTTTCTTATCTCCGCAATCCTGTCGGCACCTTTTTGGGCCAGGTGGCCAAGTTTTGGGATTTTCGACAGCAACTCAAGCAATGCCTGTACGGGCTTCAGCATTGCGTCGATGATGACAAAGCCAATACGCTTGATGCCTGCGAGGATGCCGCCATCGGTAAAGGCGGTCTTCACGCTGTCCCAGTGTTTGATGAACGAAGTCACAAGATTGATGACCATGCCCAACGGTGGAACAAGCATCAGTATTGCGGACCCTATCCCGTCCAGCCAGTTCCGTACACCCTCGAACTTGGTGTATAGCCATGCGGTGAATGCGGTAATGGCGGTCATGGCGATGGCAATCCAGCCAACAATGGGTATGCTGCCGATGGCGGCCGAAATGCCTTTGCAGGCCACTGACGCAATTCCTTTCAACCATGGAAAAAATCCGCCTGCCGCCTTGGTGGCCAAAGCGAGGTTTTTCATTCCTGTAATACACCAACCAATGCCACTCCTTATCCCCCTGAATACGCTTGCCGCCAACGGGTACATCTGCGAAATGGGTACAATCATGTTGCTCATTTCCGCAATCCAAGCGGTAGCACCACCTGTGGCCTCAAACAGCTTCACCTTCAGGTCGTCGATGGTGTCATTCATCTTGGCGATTTTACCGGCTGTGGTCTCTGCTGCTGTCTCTGCTCCTTGGTAAAAGCGTCCGCCTTCCTCGGTGGCCCACTCAAAAGCCTGGGCAACCAAATCGGCAGAAATGGCACCTTTGCTCATTTCATCCTTCAGCGTAGCCATGCTCTTACCGGTCTTCTGGCTAATGACCTCCAGCGGGTTAAATCCCGCATTGATCATCTGCAGCAAATCCTGTCCCATCAGTTTCCCGGTACTGCTCATCTGGCTAAAGGCCAAGGCCAGCGAGTTCATCTTCTGACTGTCACCAAGGGCAATGTCACCGATATTCTTCAGTTTTCCAAAAGCGTATTCCGCGTCAAGACCAAAAGACATCATGGTCTTCTGTGCCTCAATCAGGCCGCCACGGCTATACACAGTGGCTTTGCCGTATTCTCGAATCTGGTTGACCAGCCGTTCAGTGGCTTCGGTGTCACCATTCAACAGCGTTTTTAGATTGGCTTGCTGCTGCTCAAAGTCCAAAGAAGCACCCACAACAGATTGGAACGCCTGCGAAACCTTACTGACTGCGTTTGTGATGACATCAAAATTGAAGGCGCTTCTGCCAAGCTTATCAAATACAGAAGTGGCATTTTTGACACTTCCTATTACCTGTTCAAAGGCATTGTCAAGCTGCAGCACGCCTTTGTAGGCATCGCCTCCAAGATTTATAGTAAAAGTTACACTTTGGTTGCTCATTGTATAGTTTTTTTACTTATCTTTGCAGCAGTTATCAATTTATAGATGCCATGTTAGCCAGTATCCTTTTTACAATTTTCGCATGGATATTTGTTGGAGCATTAATCGCAGGGATGCTCTATTGGGTTGTTATTGGTATAGTTTGTCTTTATCATGACATAAAGGGTACTCCTTCTACTGGTAATGGAGCAGCTGATGTTATTGATTGTTATCTTGGCTGCGGCAAATCATACAATATCCGTATTGATATTACCACTGATAAAAAAGAAGACGACAAAGAGTAATCATTTCTTCTTCTTTCCTCCGAACATGGCGGCCAGCATTTCCGCTTGGTTCCTCATTCTGAACTCTTCCAACCATATCGCCTGGCTATAGGCTTCGGCAAATTGTAGGCTGTCCATCCTTTCCGGATCCGCACCGAGGTTCGACCTGATCAAGGCACTCATCCTCATCAGCTCCGACGATTCGTCGTCACCGGAGCCGATGGTGAATGCCTCTATCAGTTTTTTAACTCAGCCGTCACTCCCTTGCTGAGTTCTCCCATCTGGCCCACCGCGGCCATCATCAGGTAGGCGTCATTCTGGATTTCAGCGTCACCGCATACCCAACAGCTTTTAAGCATTTCCTGGGCGGCAAGTACCTCGTCGGTCTTGCCCAGCTTGTTCACGCGGCTCAACGTGGCCACATCGGGACGGCGCACCTTACAAGAGTATTCCTTATCGCCGTCTTTCACCAGTATTTCAATTTCTTTGTTCATGACAGATGATTTTTAATGATTATTTACCCCAGTCGATATGGCTTATTACCAAATCAAGGTCAACCACTGTGGTGGTGTCGCCTTCCTTCCAGGTACGCCCGTTGTTTTTGAACTGCACATTATGCAGCTTGTCATGCACAACCTTCGCACCGTCGGTAGGAACGTATGACACGACAATGGGAAATGCGGGAATGTCCTGCAGGCGACCGTTGGGAGCCATACGCTCCAACGCTTTCACCTCTGACATGTACAATGAGATTTTGCCTGTACAGGTGATTCTTCCTTTGCTGCGGCTCACAGGATAACGTCCAGCACCATAGTTGTCGGTCACTTCCTGTTCATCGCTGTATTCAATTCCGGTTATGCCAGTGGCAACCATGCCCGCAATGGTGGCGACAATATCGCCCCAGCTGTATTCAACACCGTTGATTAAAGGTATTCCGTTCATGTTGTCTCCTTTCTATAGTTTGGTTGCGAATCCAATTTTCACATTAATCTTGCGCATCACGCCCATGGGCACGTTCTTGATGACCACTTCCACGGTGGAGGTGGCCAGCACATTCTGCTCGGGGTCGATTTCGGCCTTGTAGCCGCTCAGCTCGCCTGCCTTCTCCATATCTTCCAGTGCCTTGCCGGCGGTGGTTTCCAGAAATGCCACCATGGGAGCGTCCAGCTTGCCCGTCTCTGCATCCACCTTCAGGGGAGACGCAAGGTACGGCAGCAGGTTGGCGCGCACGCCACGGCAGGCTTTGTCGATAGTGCGCACATTCTCAATGTTGGCATAGTCGCTGGTGGCCACATCGCAGGTGTGGCTGTCGTTGAAATAGTTGTCGGCGTCGCCCACATGGGTGCGCACGAAGATGTAGCGGTTGTCATTCAAAAGCTCCTGGTTGGCGACCGATACATTCTTGATCAGACTGCCGTTGAACAAAGCGGGGGCTTTCAGTCCCAACTTGAATTTCTGCACCCAGGCGATGCTCTCATGCACAGCGGCCTTGCTGATGACGCCTATGCAGGCTCCGATGCAGCCGTAGTTGGCGTATGTGCCAAGGTTGGAGGCCAATGTGGCGTCTCCGTCACAGCCAATCAGCACCGACACGTTGCACTTTCCGGCAGATGCAAGGCTTGTGTCTGTCAATGTCACCATAGTCACCGATGATCCGTTATAGGTTTCCACCACGCTCATTGGCATGTGATTATTCTCAAGGGCAGTCAGCTCGGTCTGCAGAGTGGCCACTGCAATCAATGTGCCACTGAAGATGCCGCACTGGCGCAATGCGCCATTGGCATATTCCTGCAATACGGTCACATCACCGGCTGCCACAGCGGTTGCTCCCGCTTTGATCATCACATACAGCGTGCCTTCCTCGTTCATGCGGAAGAACTCGCTGATATGGTAATACAACGCGTTCTTGGCGGTTTCTTCGGCTGTCAGTGCACCACCCGTTCCGGAACCGTTGCCATTTTCAGTCCACACGATGCCGGCTTCGGCAAGTTGTTCCACATACTGGAACTTCTTGATGTATGCCGTGGCGGGTGAACCAATGGTGTCGAAGCCTTTCAGATTGCCGTCGGCACTTCCGAAAGTCAGCACATCGGCACCGAAGCCACCGAAAACAAGACCGCTGACAGGGTCTTCACTGGCGGCTTTTCTGCCCATGCCGCCATTGGTCTTTTGGAATCTTATGTCATTTAACTTTCCCATACTATTGTTTGTTTAGTTGTTTCTGATGCTCACGGGCAAAATAGCCGTCTGTGAACTCATGGCCATCGCTGCACACGAACTTACCGTCTTTCACAACGGGCCATTCCGTCTGTGGCAAGGTGTTGTTCTTTTCTGTTTGTTTTTTTGCCATTTCAATGCTGTTTTAATGGTTTTTCAAGGTCATCACATTCACACTGTCCACCTCCAGAATATAGCGTCGTTCCTGCGGCATGTTGATGGTGCCCCGGTTATATCTGCCGTAGATGGTGTTGCGGCTTTTGTCGGTCACATACAGGTCAACGTCAAACAGCGGCTGGTCACGTTTCAGAAGGCTGTCTATCACCACCGACTGCTCTTTCACCTGCCTGGCAAGTGACCGCCGGTGGCTGCCCTCGAGGGATGCCACAGTTACGGCCAGTGCTGTTACCACCGCCATAACCGCCATCAATATCCATGACCATTTTTTCATTGTCCGTTGTTAATCGGTTAATACTCTATTCCGGCTGCGTCCATCAGTTTTTCGTAGCGGGCTATGGTCTTCTCCAAACGGTTCACGCTCTTCACCTTCATCTCCGTTGAGGCAACCTGTTCCTGCAGCTGCTCGATATGGTGGTTCTGCTGCTTCACCTGTTCGGACAGCGACTCGATCTTGGCCGCGTCGGAGGCTCTTTGCTCCAACAGGTGGTCGATCTGCTCCTGTAGCGAGTCAACGATTTTCTTCCAGGTCTCCACAGCCGCGTCGATGGTGTCGATATTCTGTCTCTTCCGGCCGAAGAACCAGCCGAAGAACACACCCAGGAACGTGCTCCCCAACGAAGTAAGAATCATTTCCCACATGATACGCTCGTTTTGTTAATTCTTGATTTTTGACTGCATTCTGAACCCCGCTTCCACATCGGCCATGTTGGCCGGAACACCGTTCTCGCAGTGGCACATGGCAGCGACTATCTTGCGATATTCGCTGCCGGATTCCGCCGTGAGCACCCTGTTGCGTCCCACGCCACTGCGTTGCACCACATGGGCAATGTAGCTTTCGGTACTGTTCTCTGTGGGAGGCGCCCACGCCCGGATAATCTTCTCCACCGTGTTCAGCCCCCTTGAAAGATAGCTTCCCAGTATCACGAACGCGGCCCTGTAGCCGTATGCCATGCTGGTGAACTGTTTGAATGCCCGGTCACTTCCGGGGACCACTTCTCCAAGGAAGCGGTCGCCGTTGTGCCGGATGTTCAGCGGGTTGTTGTTGCGTATGCCTCTGGGGGTTGACATGGCTTATACAATGTTTATGATTAAGATGCGTGATATTCCTGGATCAATCCCAATACACCCTTGCCGTCACCTCTTCTGGCACGGCCACCGAGACGCTGCAGGAAGCTGTAGATGTCTCCATAATAGGTGGGGTCGCCTTCGTTGGCGAACATCTGGGTGGAACCCATTGCTCGGGCCACACAGGTGGGATGCCAGAACAGGCCATAGCAGCAGGCGGTTGTGCCGGCTTGCTTATCACCGTTTTCTATATCTTCGTAATCTTCCACACTATAAGTCAAGTCGGTACTGGTCCATTTGAAGTACTTGGTGCCGGTTACAGCGGTAAGCGTTGAGTTGGAAGCCATTAACGTGGTTGCCCTCTGGATAATGGTGAATCCTTCGAGTTTGCGAAGCTCGCCAGTCACGTTGTCATAGATTGCGCTCAGGTTCTCGTTCTGCGAGGAACGGATGTCGGAGCACAACTGCTCATACATCTCAGTGTTCAGAATCACCTGGCGGTCTTCCTTGGGAATGCCCCATTTGTTGAAAATGGTCTTTGCCTTGGCGAAATCCGCAACAGTAACACCTGTTCTCAAATTGGAACCATGGATGGTGTTGTTGACATTTTTGGTTCCAGTGGCCTTGATGAAATAGGTGGGTCTCCAGTTGTAGAGCATGGCTTCGGCGGTCAGCTGGTGCAGATACATCATATCTTCGGTCATACAGCTTTCCATCTTGTCATAGCTCGTTTCCACAGTGTCAGCATACGGTATAAAGCGCGGGTCGGTGGTGAACTCATCCAGAGCGTAAGTGATGTCCACATCCTTTCTTCGAGTGATAGTAGCCGGAAGCGAGGTTCTGTTGCGTTTCACCTTGCTGGGAGTGCCCGCTTGCGGAATATGCACCACGGTACCGCCAATCACATATTGTGACTCATCAACGGATTTCAACAGGAATTCGTTGCTTTTGAAAAGGTTTCCAATGATATAGTCAGTCCAGATTTCCGGAGTGACCGCCATTCCCATGGAACCTTCGGGAATGTGCACCAGGTTGGCGGCCACAAAAGTGGCGGCGCCAACAGCGGGAGCGGTTGCGGCTCCCACAAAGCATGACACTACCAGTGCCATGAGCAATCCAAAAATAAATCTCAGTCCTTTTTTCATTTTCTTGATGTTTTAAGGGGTTAGTCAATCATGATCCAAGTCGTTCCAATCCATACGAACTGTTTCACCTTGGTAGTGCTGGCGGTACCACTTATAGTGGCGATAGTCGTGTTAGCATCTTTCTTTACGGTCAATGCTCTTGCGGTGCCGTCGCTGGCAGCTTTCACCACCACTCTTGCGCCGATGTTCAGGCTTTTGCCAGGAGTAAGGGTCAAACTTGCGGCAGCGCCGAGCGTGCCCATATCAACAATGGTGGTGTCTCGTTCCACTTTCACTTCCGCGGCATTGGAATTCAACTCGGGTTCTACCAGCTCGCTTGTGGGGAAAACCACCTCAATCTTTTTGTCAGCGTCCTTTTCAATTTTAGGAGCCACAAATCCATAACTTGCGTTAGTTTCTTTTTCGATGTACATAATGGCTTAGTTTTTTGGGTCGCATCCGAATTTGGCTTTGAAAAGCTCTGCGTAGCGGCCGGGGTTATTCTGCTTAAGGTTTCCCAGTCTTCCGGAACGGTGGTACTTGTCCCAGTCCCATCCTTCCTCATCTTTCGGGGTTACGCCTGTCTCCAGACTGTCTTTCACACGTGTCACCGGTTTCATCTTGTTCAGAATCTTCTCGGTGTTCTCGTAGTCTTGCTCGGCCAGTTTGGTGTAGGCCTCGCGGTCATCTTCGCCGATGCGTTTGTCCGCTACGGCTGCGTCAATGAGATTTTTCACCTTGCTTTGCTCAAACTCATGCAGGCGGTTTTCCAGGTTGACAACCTTCGCTTTCTCATCCTGCAGCTGCTGGCGGAGGGTGGCTCTCTCGTTCACCACGTTGCGCACGCTGCTCAGCATCTCCTCCTCGGTGGAAGTCTCGCTGATGTTCAGTGCGGTGGCAAATGCTTTTTCATCCATTTTCTGCTGTTTTAAGTTAATAATTTGGTTGTTGTAAAAGTTGTATGCGCTACGGGCATCCGTAATCTGCTCCAACTCCTTTATGTTCATATTGGTGTTCACAATCTCATCGCACAAATGGGCTCGCACCGCCTCTTCCGCACTCAGCCAGTGGTCCACACCGTCGAAATAGAGATTGCGGGTCTCTTCAGCACTCTTACAGACACGGAGAGCCATCATCTCGATGAGGGTCTTTTCAAAGCTGTCCATCATATCGGCGGCGGCACGGGTCTCATCGCTGTTGCCATATACATAGCCGCTCACCCTGTGGTACATGAACTTGGCATGACGGGCTGCCTTCACATGGTGTTTGGGATTGGTGATCAGCACGGCCATCATCGAAGCGGCTATACCATCCACCACCCATGTGATGTCAACGTCCGTGCGGTCTAAGTAGTTGAAAAGGGTAGCGCCTTGCGCCACCTCGCCTCCGTCGCTGTTTACATAAAAAGTAAATGAGCGCACGCCTTCTTTGCGTTTCGACTCTATGGTGGAGATAAGCACATTGGTGTCGATGTCCAATCCCCGTCCGATGATACCGTACAGGTACATTTCAAAACTCTCTTTCGTCTTTGCCTTGCTCTGCTTTGCCATTTTTTTACTTTTTCATAATTGAAAACTGTTTGGTTCGTAAACTTGAGGCTGCAAAAATACACCCCGCTTTCGACATATTTTTATTTTGTATATATGTATGGCATAGCCATATACCCATTTGCCACATTTGCCGTTTTGATTGTGTTTGTATCCTATTTTTGCCGTGAATTTTTAAGATGGATTTATGGCAGAACTGACAAGAGAACAGAAAAAAGACTACGCCCGCCAGTTATACTTGAACGATTCAAGTATAACCCAGGCAGAGATTGCCGAACGGGTGGGAGTAAGCAAGGTGACGATTTGCAAATGGGTGAAAGAAGGCAAATGGGAAGAACTGCAGACCTCGTTGCTGGTCGGCAAGGATGTGCAGCTGGCGCGGCTCTACGGACAGCTCAAGCGCCTCAACGACGCCATTGAGGGACGCGATGAGGGTGAGAACTTCGCCGGCTCCAAGGATGCGGATGCCATCCTCAAAATCACCACTGCCATCAAAAATCTGGAAACTGAAACCAATATAGCCGAGAAGATGGCCACCGGCAAGGAGTTCCTTTCTTTCGTGCGCAAGACCTCCGGGTTCGACACCAGCAAGGAAGTTGCCCGTCTCTTCAACGCCTATATCAAATCATGTCTGTAACCATGGCCAAGATACGCAAACCAACGGACAAGCAGCTGCTGAAGGACTGGGAGGAATACTACAGCCAGTTCATCTCCGATGTGGAGGTTGACAGCTCCGAAAGCGAGATAGAGCGACAGAGACGCATCGCCCATCTCGAAGCCAATCCGGAAGAGTGGTTCAAATACTATTTCCCGAAGTACTGTACAGCGGAACCCGCTCCATTCCACATAGCGGCCACCAAGAGACTGTTTGCCCATCGTCGCTGGTACGAGGTTCGTGCCTGGAGCCGTGAGCTTGCCAAGTCAGCACGCTCCATGTTCGAGGTGTTGTACCTTGCACTCACGGGCAAGATCCGCAATTTCCTGATGGTGTCCAACAGTTACGACAACGCCTGCCGTCTGATGCTGCCGTTCATGATGCAGTTGGAGAAGAACCTGCGCATCATCAACGACTATGGCGAACAGGTTGTGGCGGGCCACTGGGAAGCCGGCGAGTTCATTGCCAAGTGCGGATGCTCGTTCCGCGCACTGGGTGCGGGACAGTCACCCCGTGGTACCCGTAACGAGGCCGCCCGTCCTGACTTCATCCTCATCGACGATATTGACACCGACGAGGAATGCCGTAACCCGGACCGTATCAAGCAAAAATGGGACTGGATAGAACAGGCCCTTATCCCCACTATCTCCGTTTCAGGTGATGCCCGCATCCTGTTCAACGGCAACATCATTGCCAAGGACTGCTGCATAGCCCGTGCCGGCAAGGCGGCTGACAAGTTCGACATCATCAATATCCGTGATAAAAACGGAAAATCAACCTGGAGCAAGAACAGTGAGGAGGATATTGATTTCATCCTCTCCAAAATCAGCACCAGAGCCGCACAGCAGGAGTACTTCAACAATCCTTTGTCTGAAGGCGATGTGTTCAAGGAACTGACATGGGGAAAGGTGCCTAATGCCAATCGTTTCAGACATATTATCATTTACGGAGACCCTGCGCCGTCAAACTCCAAAAACAAGGCCGACTCCATGAAGGCCGTGTGCGCCATCGGACTGCTTGACGGTGTTTTCTATATCCTGCGCTGCCGTCTCGACCATGCCACCAACGCGGAGTTCGTGGACTGGTTCTACGACATCAACGAGAGCTTCAGCGGCTCTTCAGCCCAGCTATACAACTACGTTGAGAACAATACCCTTCAGGATCCGTTCTATGAGCAAGTGTTCATACCCCTGTTTGCCGCCAAAGGCAAGGAGAAAGGCTACTATCTGAACATGGTGCCCGACACCCGCAAGAAACCCGACAAATTCAGCCGTATAGAGGGCAATTTGGAACCCCTCAACCGGAACTGCAGGCTTGTGTTCAACGAAGCCGAGAAAGGCAATCCCCACATGGAACGCCTTGCTGAACAGTTTATGTTGGTTACCCCACAGCTCAAGGCACCTGCAGACGGTCCCGACTGTGTGGAGGGTGGTGTGTTTATCGCCGGGCAGAAAGTGCGGCAACAATCAGCAGAGCAATTAATATTGGGCAAACGCCCTCGAAATAAACGACGTGTTTAACCTTTAATGTTTCACCAAAATGATTGAATTATGCAAACGACTTATCAGATTTCTTCAGGTACGCAACGCCATCCGTCATGCCGACAGGATGCAAAAATTGACAGGCAAACGCCACTATGTTATACAAGTATTCAAAAAGATCAGGGTGTACGACCGCTTACACATCAATCTGCTCATTTCCCGGGGAGTCCTTCACAAAAGGCTTAAAGACAACCTGGAATTGACCAAGGTCTGCCTGTATTACACGAACCCCAAAAAGAAATAGCAACATGTATCTGCAACCCGAAGATCTCGAAAGGGGCGCGCGCGGTGAGCATATCGCCGTGGTAACCCGTAATATCGACAACGCCCGCCAGGCCATCGCAGAGGCGCAGGCCGAAGTGGAAAGCTATCTCACGGCACGCTACGACATCAGGGCCGAGTTTGCCAAAAGCGGTGACAGCCGCCTTCCAATGGTGGTGAAGCTGGTGAGGGATATTGCCTTGTACAACTGCTTCAATATCGCCAATCCGGTTTCGATGCCCGAGAACCGTGTCACATCCTACAACAACGCCATCAAGTTCCTCAAGGAGGTGCAGGCCGAACGGGCCTCCATCGATGGGCTTACCCGTCTCACCGGAACCACAGGCACATCCTCATACGTTACCTTCGGAGGCAACCGCAAACGCAAAAACCAATACTAAACCATGGCCGTAAAGATAAAACAGGGGAAGACCCCCGACAACATCATAGTACAGAACATCCAGATACACAACGCCCCTCACAACACACAGGACATTGAGAACTGGAAAAACGCCATCAGGGCCTTCGAGAACATTGTCAATCCCAACCGCACGCCCTTGTACGACCTGTATGAGGATATCCTGCTCGACGGACAGATTGAGGCCACTTGGGGCAAGCGTCAGGATGCCGTGCTGAATAAAGAACTTGTGTTTGTGCGCGATGGTGTAGAGGATGAGAAAATTACCTCCCTGCTCAACTCGCCCGATATGCGCCTGCTAATCCGCGACCTGCACAACTCCATCGCCTGGGGCTACACGCTCATTCAGATGAACAATGTGTGGTACGATGAGGATGAGGAGACCTACAAGATAGACTACGACCTGATTCCACGCAAGCATGTCCATCCGGAGGAAGGATTCGAGTGCGTGAGCAAACAGCAGTCGCTCACGTCAAAGGATTGGATGTATAAGGAACTGCCATTGGCCAACTACATGATATGGGCAGGCGACCCAACCGATAAAGGATTGTTTGTTAAAGCTGCTCAATACGTTATCTACAAGCGTGGAGGATTCGGAGACTGGAGCCAGTTTGCCGAAATGTTCGGGATGCCGTTCCGTGAGATGATCTATGACGATTACGACGAGGCCACCCGTGCCAAGCTGGAGCAGGGACTTCAGGAATGGGGAGGCGCAGGCTACAGCATCCATCCCCGCAGCACCGAGCTGAAGATTCACGAAACCGGAGGCTCCACAGGCAGCAATGAGGTGTACGACCGTCTGATCCAGGCGTGCGATGCCTCCATTTCCAAAATCATCCTGGGTAACACACTCACCACCGAGCAGGGCGACCATGGTGCTCGCTCGTTAGGCGAAGTGCACAAGGAGGTAGAGGATGAAAAGACCGAAAGCGACAAGCGTTTCATCCTGGCCATCCTCAACACCAGGTTCCGTGCCGTCCTCAAGCGTTTCGGCATCAATATCACCGGTGGTGTCATCTGGTATCAGTCGCCCGACAAGGACTGGAATGAACTTCAGACCAAATGGGATGTCCTCAACTCCATCAGCGACAAACTGCCCATCGATGACGACTACATCTATGAGGAGTTCGACATTCCCAAGCCCGACAACTACGAGGAGCTGAAGGAAGAGCTGCGCATGGCACACAGTTTCACCCCCTTTGAAACACCGTTGCAAAATCCGTTAAAGGATGATGAAAGCACTCGCCCGAAACGCGGATCCAACAACCTGCTCAACCGCCTGAAGAATTTTTTCTTCTGAGGACAGGCAGTGACCTGTCCGTCCGCAATGCGCTCGCGGAGCTTGACAATCTCTATTTTCACGGAAGCACTTCCGAGGCCCTTGATGCGCTACTCTCCTTCCCGACGCTCTACAACCTTTCCAAGCGGGAATTGTATGAAAAAGTGATCCGGGATGTGATGGAAGGCAATGCCGGAAACATACACCCTGATGTCTATAAGGCCTACTCCGACAACCTGCGCAAGGCCGTGGGCGGTGTGTTCAATGCTGATGACTATGGCGACAAATACTTTGACCTTCAGGCGCAGCTGCAGTCCAATGTGAGCCGCTTTGCAGCTTACAAGGCGTATCACCTCACCCAGCAGCTGAATAAAAAGCGGGAGGAGTGGACCAACGACGATGACTTCAAGAAAGTGGCCAAGGCCATGATGAATACATTCAACCGCTACCAAGCGGCTGAATACAACACCGCCACCGCTCGTGCCAGAACCGCCAAGCAATGGACCGACTTCAATTCTGACCCCATCGCCAACGAATTGTACCCCAACCTGAAGTGGCTGCCATCCCGCAGCGCGAACCCCAGGGAGGAACACATCCCGTTCTACGGACTGGTGCTGCCCAAGACCGACCCCTTCTGGCAGGAGAACCAACCGGGCAACCTCTGGAACTGCAAGTGCGACTGGGAGGAGACCGACGACCCCGCCGCCGCCACCCGGCCTGCCACCATCCACGCCAAAGGCCTCGAAGGCAACCCTGCAGAGACCGGGGAGATATTCACCAAGGAGTGTACGTACTTCAAACAAGCGGGTAATAGTATCAAGCAAAGGAGACAGGCGGATATAAAAATTGCTAATGAAATAAGACCTTTGCTGGAGGCAGAGCTAAAAGAAAAACTGCTCAACACACAAGAAGCAACATGCAAAATCAACGGGGAGGAGCATACGGTGATGTTTATTCCTCAAGGGATAGGAGAAGCAGCACAATCTATGCAAGGCACTTCTTCTTATTGGATTAAAAATGAAATATTACGAAAAATATCTGAATATATTCAAAACGGACACCTTGTCAGTATAACAGAAAGCGATACAACTCACAACACACGCAAGCAGACTATCAAACTCAAAGAAAGAACTGACTATTTTTATTATTTTGAGATAGTTCTGCCGAATGGAGAAAAAGCCTATATAAATGTCGGACATTTCAAACCAGATCATCCCAATCCAATAAAGGCTAATAAGTATTATTTCTATACAATCACCAAGAATTGTCCTTCATATAAAGAAAAACGCAACAGCTAAGTTACGCAAACAAGGCGACCCCAAGCCATCACGTTTCTATGCTGCAAAAATACAAAAATTTTTGAAACAAACAATCATAAGGGAAAATTTTGTATCTTTGCAGCGATTAATTTGATTAAGATAATATTTGATGGAGTTGCAACGTTATAGGAATAACAACAAAGCAATATATTATGGGATACTTTTTGTTTAATATTTTACGTGAATATAATTTCAGGCGAACTTGGCGAGATTCATTTTTGTCAGAATTTTATCCATTTATCGACCATCCTGAATACATTCCACCACGTGAAGATTTTAATAATTTATCAAAAGACTGGATCAATGTAAATCAAGACCTTGGGAAGAGTATTCAAGAATGTAAAACTGAACACAACTTAATTTTATCGTAAGCTATGACAAAAGTGGCGAAACAGAACAAAGCTCATGCCGACAGTTCTGGAAAACCAGTTCTATATGAGCAGAATATGATGATTGATGATACAATCATCCCAAACGCTGAAGAATTGGCAAAATTAAAAGATGTTGACCCTTCTCTTGTACAATGGGTCACTTCTCGTTGTGAACAGGAGCAAAATTTCCGACATGATTTTTCTCGTTCCCAAATAGGATTAGCGAAAAAAGAATTGAACGGAAATATCAGTTTACACTGGGCTTGTTTGATTATGGTGTTTTTGCTTATTCTTGGAGCATTAGGAGCTTCTGTATATATGTTGATTGTGGGCATTAATGTGGCAGGAAGTATTTTTGCAGGCGGTACTGTTATCGGTATCATTATTGCTTTCTCGAAGTTGCTTCCATCAAGAAACAAATCTCAAGTCAAATAGGGTTTAAACAATTATAACTTCCATATACACAAAAACACCCGCATTCCACGGGTGTTTTTTATTTTTGCATCGCAAAAATAAAAAACATGTCCCCCGAACAGTTCCAACAGGAGTTAAACCGTCTTCAAAGCGAGTTCAAAGAGCTCTTTGACAAGTATGCTCCCACCATTGCAGGAAAGACCGCCGTCAGCTACTTCAAAAAGAACTTCCAGAACGAGGCGTGGGGAAGGGTGAAATGGCAGGAGGTGAAACGCCGTACCCCTGGCACCGCTGCCTACAAGTCAGCCTCCAGGCACCATCCGGCACGCACTACCCGCAAGATCCTCACTGGCGACACCGGCGACCTTGGCCGATCGATCGAAGTCAAAGCCGTGTCGAAAGGACAGGTGGTTGTCTGGACAGCCCCGTCGGCCTTTGTCCATTCAAAGGAACCTTACGGACGTGTCCACAACGAAGGCCTCCGAGCAGGCAGGGGAAAAGGTTTCATCATGCCCAAACGACAGTTCATGGGCGAGAGCGAGGAACTCAATGCCCTCATCATATCCGAAATAGAACGTAAAATCAAGGAAATCACCAAGCAATGAAAAAACAACTTTACTTAGCCATCAAAAACCGCCTGAAGAACATCCCCGGTGCGGATGGCGAACCATTGTTCAAACATTTCGACCTTTGGAACCAGCAAGTGGAGTTCATCGAGCAGGAAACCCCGTTCCAGACTCCCGCCATATTTGTAGAGTTCCAGCCCTTGCAATGGCGCACCCTGGGCAACCGGGTGCAGGACGCCGACCTCACCACACGGCTGCACATCGTCACCGAGTGGAACGCCCTCACAGCCGACTATGCGCCCGAGGAAGAAGAGGCACTGGAGTATCTGGACATTGTGGACAGTGTGGTGGCCGCCATGCACGAATTCATAGCTCCGAACACTAACACCTGGATGCGCACCCAGACCATCCCCAACCACAACCATGAGCGGTATGTCGATAGCGTGGAGGAATACATCTGCAAGGTGGTGGACAATTCTGCCAACACTCCAATGACAGGAGTGAATGGGGATGTCATTGTGCCAGAGAAACGCTATGTGACCTTGGCACCTGTGGTGACGAAAGACAATGATTAGTCGAACAGCGAGAGCTGTCTGCGGCTGGTGACAATACGCCGGTCCCGCTCGCTGGCGGCCTGACGCTCGGCCTCCTCAATCTGACGGTCAAGACCCGGCATATTGATGATCTTGATGAAGGTGGCGTAGCTCATCGGATAGACAGGGTTCACATACTTGCGCCATACGGCGGCGTAGGTGGTCCATCCCTCCTCATAGTACTTGTTGACTATCTCCACAACCTTCTTGCAATACAACAGATGATTCAGCCTGTTTCGTGCCATAACTGTTTTGTTTCCGCAAAAATACAAAAACGCCCGCTGTTAAACGGGCGTTAAGTGTAAATTGTTTATAAGTTTTCCTGTATCAATCAGGATAAAAAAGAATCCCAACGGCCTTGCGGTATTCATACTCCTCGCAAATGGCGTTGAACTGCCATTTATACTCCGGATAAACATCCATATAACCCTGCATACGACGTACTGCGCTTACCACACTGGAACCGCCCGTACCCTTCCATCCTACAAAACGGGTGATGGTTTCCATGCTTGCCCCGTAATGGCGCGCCACTAAGGCAAACATCTGCTTTTGCTCCACAATGTATGGGAGTCGCCTGTGCATTGACAGGAAAAGGAAGCCGCATTTGTCGGACATCACATCATACAACAGTTTCAAATCGCTATCCTTCATGATTCAGTCTTAGGTTAAACACATGCATTTCACGGCCAAGCTGGAACAACAGCTCATTCTCGAAGGACTGGGCAAGCAGGTCGAAGAACATCTCTTCACTCTTGCGCATAACGGGGAACACCCATGCCAAAAGCGTCTTCAGTTCCACCGCACTCAAGCGCAGGGTATATCTCTCCACGTCGGGGCGGTACATGTTCTGCATCCTGGTCCAAAGCCTTTCGCAGGTCTCTATCGCAATGAGTTCGTTAATCGTGCTGACACGCCCAATCTCCCGGGTAGCAAACATGCAGTTCGATCCGAGTGCCTTCAGTTCGGTTTGGTTCATTTTAAGTTTGAATTTCGCCATAACCTTAACTCATTAATTGTTCCACATCTGGTCATTCAAATAGGTGGTGGCGTACTTCTTGCACACCGTCGGCGGTATATTGCGCACATAGCGCTCAATGTAGTTGTAGGCCTTCACCTGTTCCGCACGGCTCATTTTGTCCCACACACGCTTGGTTTTCACCTTGCTGCTGCGGGCTTTGTCGTTGTATTTGTCCCAGAAGGCCTCGAAGGTGATGCTTTCCAGAATCTCGGCAATGGTAAGGTCAGTGTACTTCATTCTATCCACTGTCCTCGGCAAACGGTGCAGAAACCACTCCATCTGTTGGTCGCTCACACCACTGCCGCTGAAGTCGATGGCGCAGAATTTGCCCGCATCGTTGAATTTCACCACAATAGTGCCGATGAATTTGTTTGAACTGATTTCAAATGTTCTCATATTAATTGATTTTTGATGGTCTGAATGTAAACACTCGCATTCCCAGCATCTGGGCATTGTAATACTCCATCTGAGCCCCTTGGCTTTCGGCCCAGTCATGTAGCAGGCAGATGGCGTCGCACTTCAGCATCTCCGTCAGGCACACCCTCATGCACTTCTTCCAGCTCCAGCCAGTGGAGCATAGGCGCAGCGGGTTCACCGTTTCATGCCCCTGCTGCCTCAGCCAGTACTCCGCCTGCCCGAACTTCGTGAAGACCTCCCCGGTGGGAAGCCCTGTGACCTTGCCTGCTATATATACTTTCATAATCCTGTTTTTTTTTGTGTGGGATGAGCCGGAATCGAACCGGCGCCTGGCTGCGCACACACCCGGAGTGACCAATTTTCCTATCATCCCTGCCATTCCCTTTCACGTTATCTTTCCAGCTGTCAGATGTCCTGTTCCCATCCGCCACCGGCAACCATCGCCGGAACAATCCCTGCCGTGCTGTCGGCCCTACTCGGAGAAATCTTCCTTCATTGGGGGTTTACTCTTCTTTCTTCGGTTCCACGAAAAACGTCTCGTCCTGCACCACGGTGAGGCCGCACTCGGCCATCGCCTCGCGCATGGGCAGCGGGCTGTTGTGGTTCTCCATCACCACATCCGATTCACGGTCAACCAGCAGCTTGTCCTTGGCGGGTTCCGTCACCGTGCGCACATAGTCAGGCAGGAACTCCACCAACAGTTTTGTCACGCTGGCCCAGGTGAAGCCCTTCAGGGTCTTCAGCTTCGGGGTTCCGGTGCGGAAACCCAGCGTGCCGTGGGTGGTCTCCAAGCTCTTTTTTTTGCTGAACAGCTCCTCGCGGTTATCCATCGCGTAGGCCTGCAGGATGTCGAAGGCTTTGTCCTTCGTCTCGGCCAGCTTGCCCAGCTCATCCTGCCACTTCTCGCGGATGCGGGTCATCTCGATGTCCATGGTTGCGTTAATCTTCTGGATTCTCGCGTCGGCTCTTGCATAATCGGCGAACGCCAATTCCATTTCCTCTTGTTTCACGCCGCTGTAAACGGTCTTCTTTTCTCTTGTTTTTGCCATTTTTTTGGTTTTAATTGGTGATTAAATACTTTCTAAACACAAGCACTTCTCCTCGTGCACAAGCCTGATCATTTCACGGTCTCTGGCCGCCTTGCTCGGGTGCTTGCTATGGGTTTTCCATACGCCCCATTCTCCGTCACATATTTTGATTTTTGGAAGTTCGCCTCTGTTCGCATCTCCATCGGCGGAACGGATGAACTTGTAGCCGTCATCCAAAAGCTTTCTTCTTGATTCAGTAATTGCATTCATAAATTTTAGAATTGTTTAATTATTGTAACACCTTTCAATTCACGTGGGCTTTCGCCTGGACGGAGCGACATGTTGAATTCGTCAATAATTTGCTTTGCTTTTGCCCGTACAATATTCTCTTCAGAATATCGCATTTGCTCTTTCCAAGTTGAATCACTTCCAACTTCGGAAACTTCCATTACAAAAGATATGTACCTTGTCATGATCTTGGGTTTTAAATGATTATTATTTAGATTCATATCGAATACACGCCGGTTGGCTAACACGCACTCTTAGATTTCCATTACACGTTCTATGGTCTTTAAATACTCTGCAATAGTGGAATCGCTTTTGGGGATTACTGTGATCAACAAACCGATTAACACAAGTTTTGCAAGTGTTCCCATTCATAGTATTGCGGAGCCTTTCGCTAACGAAATCCTCTGTTGGAAATAACTTCAGCTGTTTCATAACTATTCTATTGAAAATTCAACCATAGGGTTGTCCTTGTACAGGGTGTAGATGGTCAGCTTGTTGTCCTCTCTTAACCATCTGACACATTCAGATATAGGGATCTTTCTTGAGCGACGCACCATGAGTGTTTCCTTCATTTCCGTTTCGATTGAGCTGAATATAGCACCAATCTCATCTCTTCTTATTTCAGACAACGGAAAGCCAGTTCTTATTCTGTACAACAAGAGTATCAGCCATGCTGGACGTTTGCTGTCAGGCATGAAGGTTCTGATTTTCAGTTCCATGATTATTCGGTTTTAATTGGTGATTAAAATGTGATTTTCCACAATCCTTGATTTCCTTTAATGTCACGGATTGGTTCTATAAGTTGATAATATTCTCTTACCGGCCATCTGTATTTATAGAACATTGGGCATTGTGACAATTCCGTTTCGCCAAACACCACTACTCCCAAAATACAGCCAAACAAATTTTCATTATTGGCACGATTCAGAAAATGGTTATATAGACCTTCTGACACTTCGACTTTTGCATTCAATGGTTTTGCTCCAGAGTGGATCAGGATAGGTGTACTGATAAAGTATTCAGGAAGACAATAATTTCTGAACTCGAATTTTTTTACACCTGAAACCAACATAGAGGCATACGGTTGTCGCACAGTAAGTACATTAAAATATCCCTGCAATTTGCCTTCTGGCTTACCCAGTTTATAGATATCTCTAAAATTGCGTATAATTCCCTGATTCATAAACTACAACTCTTAACTTTCAATTCATACTGATTGTGAAATCCTCCGGCATCATCGCCGCCACCGTCTTCTGTTTCTTGCAGAACTCCGCATAGATGCGGGTCAACTCTCCGATGGAGATGTCGTTGAAACGGTCCTTGCCGGCGGCACGGCACGCCACTCCCTTCACATACTCCATGGTGGGCTGCTTGCCACACAACTCAAACCAGCGAAATATTGCCTTAATCACACCTTTGCGATTGCGGTCCAGTTTCTTGCGGTCTGGGTAGCCATCAGGCATCTTGTCGGTGCGCTCCGATGTGTAAGTGCCCAAGCCCTTTGGGTCTAATGTCTGCTGCAGGAACTCTATCAGCTCTCTCGCCTCCATATAGCTCAGTTCTGAAGTGTGCTTGGTACGGCCTTCGGTGAGCGACAGCACCACTTCGCCCATGGCTTCACGGTCAATGCCAAGTTGTCCCGCCAGCCACCACAGCCTACGGTTCTGTTCGGCGGTTCTCGGATTGGGAGTCAATATCGGTCTCATCTCGCACCTCCTCCCAGCATTACACGCACATGCTTCCGCAGACTGATGCGGGGCCACTTGCCCTCGCTGAGCATTCTTCTGAACTTGCTGACGGCCATGCTGCCGGTCATGCCATTACACACAATGCCATCGGCATCGTACCAGTTCAAACTCTGGATTCTCGGATAATAAATTACTGTACTCATAATTTTTTGATTTTAAGATTGATATTAAAATGATTCTAATTTTTCACTCCAACTACTTGCGCACCCTCTTCCCAGATGGTATATACCCCACCGTTCTCGCCGATGAAACGGCCCTTGCTGAAGGCTCTGTAACCCTCTACCCATATCTTCAGGGCGGCATCATACATCACGCTTTTGGCCGCACGCCCCGACGGAAATTTGCCGTCAGCGTGCGAAATGAAGATGAGCAGCTTTCCAGGATACATCCGCCTGAACTCCAAATATGAACGGTAATCAAGCCCGGTGTACTGGAAGCTGTCAATAATCACAAAATCTGCGCTACGTCGCTTGGCAAGCCGTTGCGCCAAAGCGTCAGTGCTTTCACTCACTACCTGCAGACGGCCACGCTCAATGTCTTTCAATTGGTCTATCTTGTTGCGGAAGGTCAGCGAAACACCCTCTTCCAGACTGTCATACAGCACCTTCCCAAAGCGGCTCAGTTCCCGGCATAGCTGAACAGCAAAGGTGCTCTTGCCGCTGCCGGAGCCACCCCATACAATCCAGGTGCCCACACGCTCGGGACAACCGAAAGCGTCCAGCCACGCACCCTCAAAAGGCAGGGTGTCATAGCTCTTTCTGCATATATCTGTTACTGACAACGCTTTTCTCATGGTTTCGTGCGTTTAGCGGTTGGCTTTCATCAGTTCGTCATAGATGCGGCGTGGCGAGCAGTCGCACTGGGCGATTAGCCGCTGGATGTTCACGCCCGCGCCGGCGTTGGCCTTGGCGATGAGGGCGGCGTGCAACCGTTTGAACTCCTGTGTCTCCTTCTCGCTCTCCGGAGTGGCGCGCTGGTAGCGGCTGCCGTAGCGGCTGAAAATCTCCTCGTAACCCACCTTCTTGTACTCAATGCTGCGGCGGATCTTCTCTCGGAGGCCGTCGGCGCCCATCATATACCAGCCGCAGCAACGCTCTGTGGCGTTCCACAGGGCTTTCAGCTCCAGAAAGGCGGCATAGTCGAGGTCGCCAGCTTCGTCCAGTATCACCAGCGGATGGGGCAGGCTCCGCAGATAAAACACCAAATCCGCGTATACATCACTGTATCTTCCGACGCTGCCCACCCCGAACTCTCTGGCGATTTGGCGAATAAGTCTCTGTTTGCTCTTCACTTGCGAACAGTCAACATACACTGCATTGGCGTGACTGCGCACATAGCAACGGGCTGTGTAGGTCTTGCCGATGTCAGCCACATCGCACAACATTCGGCTGCTGCCGTTGTCCTGGCAGAACTGCAGCTGGCCTGTCACAAATTCATAAACAGGTGTGGCTGCAGTCTTCCACTCTGGAAGAGCGTTCAATGTTACCTCCAGCTTGCGTGCGATGCTGATCCAGTTGCTGTCGCTCAACACACGCTCCCAGTCACCGCGCATCACACGGCTGTACTGGCTGCTGCTGATTCCTAATGCCACGGCGAACTTCGCGTCGCTGGCGTAGTGCGGACGGCGTTCTTTCATCGCCTCCACAACCTTTTCTTTGATTTCCTTACTGATGTTCATTTTATTGGTGTTTTAATTGATTTGAATTGTTGTTGCTATGCCATTTCAATGGCGTATTCACGATAGTCCGCGGCAGAGTATTTCTCCATCAGCGCCTCAATGTCGTCACCCACCGGCGCGGGGGAGGTGCGGCGAGCACCATCCTCCCCGTTGTCAGCAGGCCCTTGCAGGGTTTCTTTGCGGACTCCCGTGGCAGGTCTTTGTGGAACACCCTCCGGCATCCCGGTTGGCAATACTCGTATATCCGATATATTTTTCTTGTTATCACGCACAAACTTGTCGAACCGGCTGATGTACTTGCTCTGCTCGGTCATGGCTGCTGTGTCGTTCTCCGTCCATTCAGCCTTTGCCGTGGTGAAGGTGGCGATCTGTGCGGCTTTGCCCACATACTGGCCGTTCTGGTACAAATACACCTCGCCAATGCAGCCACTCTCATCCTCCAACCAGTAAGCCTCCACACTGTAGTTGCCAGGTTTCAGCCGTTTCAGAACCGACAGATTCTCTAGCTGGTAGTCGGCATACTGCACCTGTACATACTGGTTGCGCTGCACGGTGGTGTCAGTACGATGGCCGATATAGCGAAGCAGAACGGCTCTGTTCATCGGTGCCAAATCAGGATTCATATTCTCCATAAACACCTCCATCCTGGTCTTCCCGGGATAGTGTTTCTGGTCGCGGTGCAGACCATTGTTGTAGGCCTCGATCATCTTCAGATCGTCAGCCACCAACTGCTCGTAGCTGTAGGTTTTCTCCTTGATCTCGTAGCGGTCGGTCTGCTCGTTGTAGAAACGTTCGCCCTCCGTTTGATTGGTGGCTAAGCGCAGGTACCAGCGGCCAATACCGTCCTGATAGCGTTTCTCGTAGCCGTATTTCTTCTGACGGTTGAACTGCTCAGCGTGTTTCTCCTGCGAGTTTGTGGGAGCACACCAGCGCACGAACGGGAATACATTGCCCGCACGCATCAGGTCATCCTCAAACTGGTTCACCAAGTGGTTCTCCACCTCCATCTCCAACGGAAGCCCTAAACCATGACGATCGAGGAAACGGAACATGTCACGCAAGCAACCTATATACAGGTCGGTATTCTTTTTCCGGCTGTAGGCAGCACCTATCAGCGCACCGCTGCACACATCGTATGCATAATAAGCCTTCACACGGTTTCCATCGTGCATCTTGCGAGGCAGGTCGCGGTCGTCGAGACTCACCTTGCTGAGACTGAACATTGCATTGTGGCGGTGGTAATGCGGACGGCTCAAAGCACCGAACTTGTGATAGCTCATCCTGATACCGTCAATCAGCACTTTGTTTTCAGGTGCGTTCACAATATTCCATACCGTGCTTTCGCTGATGGTCACGGGTGCGCCTTTCTCATCGTTGAAATCCTTCCGGTCAAAAACCAGTCCAGTGCGTCCGTCAACCACATCAATCACACCGGCAAGAAACTGCATATACTGTGCGTGTACCCAGTCGGCATACGGGTTGTTTTTCTGGCAGTAGAGCGAAAGAATCATCCACTTCACCGCCTCCGTCACCTTCCGGCTGTTCTGGTTGCAGTAATTCTTGTGTATAAGACTCTCATAGTCGGGAGTGCCGTTGTGGAAGTAGGCGTTGTAACGCTCTCTCAGACGGCGCACATTCGATGGCAATGTATGGGGAAAACGCTCCCGGTTCACACTGTTCACGTCAGCGCTCACGCTGGCGAAGAGGCCGTTCTTGCGGTTGCCGCTGATGTTGCAGGCATCGCGGCGGCCCTTGCGGATGGTCAGCATTTCGCGCACCGCATTCAGCACGATGGCATTATTGTAGTATTCAGTCTGAACGGCGGCGGGCAATGGTCTGCCGTCGGCCAGTTGGTAGTCGGCATAGAAGCTGCGGGCGACGGCATCCTCGCGTATCAGGCTCTCAAACACCGAGATCTGCGGCGCACCCTCTTTCACGGCGGCTTCGCCACGGTTGGCCAGTGCGCGGTCCACCTTGCTCTTGAGGTGCTGAGGCAGACTGTCGTATGCCACCACCGCCGGAATACCCGGCGCTGAGCGATGCAGCACCTCAATGCGCTGCCGTGCCACGTTCTGTTTATACGCACTCACAGTCATCAAGCCGTTGTCCCATAGGAACCTCGCCTCAAAGCCCATACGCCCGTTATATGATAACAATGTATTCATTGTCAGTCTTTTTATTATTCATATATAGCCACACCACCGTACTCTTTGATTGCTATCGCTCTGATATTGCGGGCTGTCTTGCTGTCGCCTCTGCCGTTCAGCACATTGCTCACCCATACTGGTGACACATTGAACCGTCTGGCAAGCATTAGTCCAGTTCCTTTTCTTGTCCAAATTTTCTTCGGTGAATTTCCCATTTTTCCTGTATTGATTTTTTTTGTAATTTTGAACGCTCGTTTAATGATTAAAACCGCTTGCAAAAATACAAAAGATTTC